CCACGATTTAACGCTGCAATTGGGATTTATGTTAAGCCCCTTGAGAAAATCATTTACAAAAGGATCAACAAGATGTATCGTTATCCTGCTATTGCGAAAGGGTTTAACATATATCAAACTGGTGATATTATCAAGTGTAAGTGGGACTTGTTCAAAGATCCTTGTGCTGTGTCACTTGATGCAAGCCGGTTTGACCAACATGTTTCTGTTGAAGCTCTCAAATGGACTCATTCAATCTACCAGACGTTTTGTCCTGAAGATGAGTTCAAATTGTTGTTGTCAGATCTCATCAGTAATGTGGGATATGGCAAAGCGAGAGACGGGAAGGTTAAATACACAAAGGTGGGCGGTAGGATGAGTGGTGACATGGACACCGCTCTCGGAAACTGTTTGTTGATGACCGCTATGACGTATAGTTACTGTAAATCGCGTGGGATTTCTCATGAGGTTATAGACAACGGTGATGATATAACAGTTTTTATGGATAAATCCGACTTGGAGAAGTTTAATGATGGTGTCATGGATTGGTATGAGGAATTAGGATTCAAGATGAAGGTGGAACAACCTGCCTTCGTCATTGAAGAAATAGAATTCTGCCAAATGCACCCGGTTTTTGACGGAGTTGAGTGGCGTATGGTGCGTAATCTGAGTTCTTTGGCGAAAGACTTAGTGTGCACCACAGGACAGAAGCAAGTGGAAAGTTGGATCAAAGCTATTGGAGACGGAGGTATTAGCTTAACAGCAGGCTTACCCGTGTATCAAGAGTTTTATCAGTGGTTAAGACGGTTCGGCAGCGGGAGAAAGAACAAAGTTAATAGATGGACTTTGTTCACTTCTTCTGGTTTCTTCCGGATGTCAAGTCTGGTCACGCGTGATCCAAAGCCAGTCACGCCAGAGGCACGCGAAAGCTTTAATAGGGCTTTTGGAATGCCCTTCAACGTGCAGGAAACTTTAGAAAGGATGTATGGTGATCTTAGCACGGGCCCGCTGGGAATTAACCATACCAAATTTAACAGACTGCACGAATTTACGAAACACTCAGATATATTATATTATGGCACGAAAATCTAAATCTAACAAAACTAACTTAGCGAGGCGGAATGACAACCAAATCAATCCTTTATACAGACCTGTCATTCGCAGGAAGACACCTTCGCTCAATTTTGATGGCACTTACTTGAATTTCACTCAATACTTTGCTAATATCGTGACCTTGGCTAACCAAGCGTCTGCGGTATACACGGTAGATGCAAGTAACACCAATAATATAGCACTTCCTACCCAAACTGTTCAATGTCCAATCACCGGATACACCGGAGTATCAGCTATATATAATCAATATGTTTATGAAAAGCTCACCTTTCACTGG